CTATAAAGGATCGACGCGAGGCCGCTGGCCTGAGACTGCAGAGCGGTGGTGCCCGCGGCGTCCAGAATGACCAACTGCCCATCGAGGTCCAGCGTCCCTGTCATCGTGCCGCCGGCGAGCGGGAGGCACGAGATCGTGAGCGTTCCCGTGTCGCCCGAGACCGTCGCCGCGGCGCCCCCGCCCACGAGATCGATCAGGCGCACGATGCCCTTGAAGACGCCCTCGTCGCGGAGCTCGATCCGATTGCCCTTGCGGATCATGCGGAGGCCCTCCGCATCGCGCTCGCCTCGAGGTAGGCAGCGTGGGCCGCCTCGGCCGTGTCAAAGATGCCCAGATGGCAGGCGTACAGCTTCGAGGCGTCGCTTCTAGGCAAATTCCTGCACCCCGAGCGTCCCGGAAGCCGCGCTCGCAATGCCGTTGATCACGGCCGTCGTGAAACTGTTGGGGCCCATTTCGAAGGTGTCGCCCGGCCACAGCGTCACGCCCGAGTCGAGCACCGCGGTGCCGTTCGCCATGTGCAGGGAGATGCGCTGGCCGCTCGTGCTCGTGTTCACGAGGATCAGGCCCTTACGGTTCGCGTTGCTCGTGATGACGAGACCGCTGGAGCCGTTCACCGTGACGGTCGCCGGGGCCGAGGCCGTGCTCGAGGTGTAGAGCGAGACGGGCTGGACCACGGCCGAGCCGTCCACCTTGAGGGCGTTGGAGCCGCTCACCGCCGCGGCGTTCCCGCCCTGGCTGATCGTCGCGAGCCAAGGCGTCGTGTTCGCGGTGTTCCCGGGCTGCACCGTCCACGTGCCCGACTGCGTGGCCGCCACGGTGCCGTCCACCGTGATCGAGCCCGCGCCGTCGTCAATGGAGAGCGTGGAGGAGTTGTCGGTCACCGGGACCGCGGCGCCCGAGGCGTTCACCCAGAGGCGGCCGCTCGCGTCCACGATCGGGATCGTGATATCGCCGTCGGTGCCGGCCAGCGATGCGGCCGTGTCCTTGCGCACGGCGCCCGCCATCGTCACCTTGTCGCCGGACGTGTGCGCGTCGTCTTCGTTATACTGCGTGCCGCCGCCGAGAGTCGTGATCTCGGTGCCGCTCGCGTCGCGCAGGTTCACGTGCAGCGCGCGCGCGCTCGTCGCCCGGACGATCCCAACCTTATCCTCGGCGAGCGCCGTGGTGCCCACGTCGTCGCGGGCCGCCATGACGGGCGTGCCTGCAGTGGTGCCCGCGGAATAGGCGGACCCGTCCGCGGCGGAAGTACCCCCGGAGCCCGCGCCTCCGGTGATCACCACCTTCACGGCGTCATTGGTATCGTCCATGGCGCTGTCGCCGTTCGGCGTCTCAAGCCGAGCTGCGATTGCGCCGTAGACCTCCCGCGCGCCCTGGTTACTGGAGGTCGTCGCCACGGGACCCCTTTACGCGACGATGCCCTTCAGCTTGGAGAGCTTCTCGTTGTACTCGGCGATGAGCTTCTGGGCTTCGCCCTGGAGGAACTCGCCGCGGGAGAGCGTGTTCTTTGCCTTCTCGGTGGCGGCCGCCGCCGCCCGCTCCCGGTCCTCGAGCGCCTTGGCGCGCGCACTGAGCGCGTCCTGGTCCTTCGCGCGCGAGGCCGCCCACTCCTCGCGGGAGAGCCGCAGCGACTCGCGCGTGGCCGTTCCATCGGCCTCGGCCTCGGTGCGAATCTTGAGCGCCTCGGCGCGCGCCTGATCGAGGATGCGCGTCGCGTCCGCGAGCTTGGCCTTCGCGTCCGCCTCGAGCGCCTGCTGCCGCTCGTAACTCTCCTCGCACTCCGCGCGCTCGACGAGCTCGGCCCGCGCAGACTCCAGCTCCTCGAGCCGCTTCGCGTGCTCCTCGGGCTCGGCCAGCACGCGCAGCAGCGCCATGACGTCCCAGTACCCAGCCGGCGGAGGTGCCTGAATCTTCGTCGCCATTTACGCCCCCAGAGGATTCGGCGTGCGCGAGAGCGCGTAGGTGCGCAGCCCGCCGTCCGACTGCGTGTAGCACCACTTGATCTTCGCGAGGGCCCGGGGATTGGTTCCCGAGAGCGCGACGTAGGCGCCGCGCTGAACACGAATCGGCGTGTCCCAGAGGCCCACGCGCTCGTTATTCGCGACGTTCTTCATCTCGACGACGACGTTGCTCGCGTCGCTCGTGTAGGCGCGATCCGTGTCGAAGATCGCGAGCACGTTGTCGGTCGCGCTGCCCGAGAGCAGATCGATCTTCTCAATCTCGCCCGCGCCCACGAAGAGATGCCCCGAGGTCGTGAGGAGCACCTGCTGAGGGAAGCGGCTCGTCGGCGGGAAGATCCGCGCGTCGTCCGCGATAATGTCGTCAAAGAGCAGCCAGCCCTTCGTGGTGCCCGCGTCCTGGCCGAGCACGCCCACTACGCCCGAGGTGATGGCGCCCTGATCGAGACCGGTCACCTGCGTGAAGGCGGCGCCATCGAGCCAGGCGTCGATCGTGCCGTCATTCGGGCCGCCCGAGTCGACCACGAACTTGAGCTCGAGGCAGTGCCAGACGCCGAGCGTGAGCGGCTTGAAGCTGCTCGCGCTGGTCTCGCCGATCCCGACGCGGAAGCCATTCGCCGTCGTGAAGTTGATGTAGGCGCCGCCCTCGGCGGTGTTCGTGCCAGACCAGAGCTGCACAATCGCGAACTCGTCATTGTTCGCCATGACGGCATCGGCGCTGAGAAAGAACATGAGCCGGAAGAAGATCGAGCCCGAGGCGGAGAGATCCCACGAGCCCGTCTCCTGGACGTAGGCGTCCGCCGGCGAGCCGTCGTTCGCAAGCTCCACTCGCATGCAGTAGGCGCCGCGGTAAGGAAGGCCCCTGCCCGGCGTCGCTGCGAGCGTCGTGTAGTGCGGGAAATCGAGCCGGCTCTCGGTATCGACCTCGGTGTCGAAGTGACCGAGCGTCCCGGCCTCAAACCCATTCTCGCTGAGAAATGGGAAGCTCAACGGCAGCCCTCCCCGAACATCGCGACCTGGCCCACCTCAGGCGGACCGCCGCCCCTTCGCAAGCGCGCCGAGCGCGCGCGACGTCTCCGGCTTGCTCTCCGCGATCCCGGCGTCCTCGAGCAGCATCTCCGTCGGAGTCGGCTCCTCCGGCTCATCGAGAACGCTCGGCTCCTCAGGCTTGGGCTTGAAGATCTGGTCGAAGTTCTCTTTGTACTGCTCGCTCGGGAAGGAGAAGGAGCGCGACGGCTCGATCTGCGCGCCGGCCATGCTGAGGTGGGACGTGCGCGGGCGGAGGCGCTCGACCGAGAAGAGAGACTGCGCCTGGTCGCCAGGGATGCCCTTGTGCAGGGCGGCGTTCAGGTCCCGCCACAGGTTGATCTTCTTCTTGTTCTTCCTCTCCCACCAGACGTTCTGATCCACCGCGCCCGGCGGATTGCGCCGCATCTCCTCGGCGGAGAGCATGCCCTCGCGGATCTGGCCCTCGAGCTCTTTCACGCGCTTGTTCGCCTTGTCCCGCTCGTCGGGAGTGAGGTCGGGCACGCCGTGCTCGCGGTCCATGCCGTCGAGGCGCTTGATCGCGTCGCGCACCGCGGCCTTGTCCTCGATATGCGGGGACTCGAGCGCCTTGCGGAGCGTCCGCTTATTGTTCTCGACCTCGGCGGCTTCCCACGGGCGATACAGCCGCCGGGACTTATGAGTCTTGGGATCACGCATCCGTGGAGGCGGTGATGTTGGTCTGCATGCTCGACTCACCGGCGAGGTTGACGATGTTGATGGGCTGGTAGAAGCGGCCGCCCGCCGAGACGAAGGCCTCGGTGATGTTCGCCGCGTTGTCGGTGAGCATCGCGTTGATGTTCGGGCCGATGCTCGCGGTGCTCGTCGCGGCGAGGGTGATGGCCACGTCGGCGGAGTTCTTCGTCCAGATGTAGTTCTGCTTGCTGCCGCCGCCGAAGCGCGAATTCGTGCACGCCGTGGTGACGTTCTCGATCGCGGCCACGGCGAAGTTGCCGTAGAGGTCGAAGTTCTCGATCACCAGCCCGTCGCCGCCCACGATGGTGATCGCGGTGTCCGCGCCGGCCGCCGCATCGCCGCGGTGCACCCAGTCGCAGATGTGCAGGCGATCGGCCGCGGCCGTGGTCGAGATGAAGTCAATGCACTGCGTCGCGCTCGTGTCGCGCGTCTCGATGTCGAAGAGCTTGGCGTCGGACGCGGAGATCGCGACCGCCGTCACCACGGCGTCGAGCGTGGTCACGAAGAGCAGATTGCGCAGCGTCACATTCGCGGCGCTGATCGTGACCGTGGCCGAGGTCGCGGTCCCGATGCTGATCGTGGGCCGGCTCGTGCCCGAGCCCATGCCGAGCACGGTGATGCCCGCCACGTCGAAGGCGAGGCCGGCGGCGGCCGAGACCGTCTCCGCGTGACCCGGGCCCACCACGATCACGTCGCCCTTATTCGCCGTGCACTGCCCGACCGCGTAGTCGATCGACGCGAAGGGCGTATCGGGCCGCGTGCCATTGCCCGGATCATTCTTCGCGTTCGCGTTCGCGCTCTGCACGAAGAAGACGCTCCCCGTGGTCGGGAAGATCGGCAGCCAGCCGTTGAGCCGGATGCCGCCGGCCAGATTCATCGAAGTGGTCATCCCCTCTCCCACATGCGCGTCTTCACGCGCTCGATGCCGCGCAGGCGCTTGGATGAGTTACCGAGCTGATCGGGCACCGCCCACGCCGCCGTCTTTTCGGGGCCGCTCTTCGCGGCCGCGCCAGCGGCGGGCAGCGCTGCGCCCTTACTCGGCGCAGCCTTCTGGTGCTGCCGCTTGTACGGTCGGAAGCTCGTGGGCGTGGCCACTTAGGAGACCTCTGCTCCCAACACCCATCTCCAGTTCGTCCAGCAGTTGCCGAAGCGCATGTAGGCGCGCCACTTCGCGATGAAGGTGTCGAACTCCTCGGCGCTACCGAACTCGAGATCGACGCGATCCAGCCAGATCAGGAACTGCTTCATCAGGACCGAATCGATCATGAACCAGTTCGTGCTCGAGGTGAGGTAGTTCCACTCGATGCCCTCGTAGCGGCCCTGGTGCACGTTGGCGTTGTTATCGCCGGTGTTGAGCTTGCCGGGGGACGAGATGATCTCGTACGCCTGCTCGTAAAGATCCGGCGGGTAGAGCAGCGTGTCAGGCGTAGTCGAGATGATCTCGGCCTGATCGCCGCGGAACTGCACGAACTGGCGCCGCGCCGTCGCGACCGACACGGCAGAGAGCGCGCCCGTGATCCGGTTATCGAAGCCGCTCGCCGTGCTCGCGTCCGTCGTGGTCGTGTGCGAGTCAGAGCACAGCGGCACGGCCTCGGTGTTGATATAGAAGTACTGGTCGTTCGTGAACGCCATGTTGAAGATGCGCGCCGCGAACTTCTGGCGCGTGCGGAAGGCGCTGGCCTTGAGCGCGCGCGGCTTCTGGTCCATGACGTTGTACTGGTCATCGTCGAAGAGCTTGCGCTCGACCTGGAAGCCGTTCGTGAACTCGAGCGGAATCAGGCGAGTGTCGTAGCCCTGGAACTGCGCGTTGTACGCGACGGTGCCAGTGAACTCCTCGAAGTCCGTCATCGTGCCGACGCT